CCAGAACACCGGCACCGTCCACGGCATTCTCTTTCATTCTCGCCTGACCAAACAGCAGCACACACTGACGCTGTGCCGGAGTGCCGGTGACAGCCATGGAGTTATTAAACTCAACCTCAATCAGCGGTATACGGCGGTCATTACCGATCCCGTCAAAATTAATCATTGCGGTTTCTCCTTATCGGATGCCGGTTGGGCGACCGGTTTTTCTGTCGCAGTCGTTGCATCCGCAGATACAGCCGGAGCCTCTTCAGCGGCTTTTTCAGCCTGAATGACATCGCCGTCATCAAGACGCCGACACCAGAACGGCGTAAAGGGCTTTTCCTCCCCCTCCTGTGCCAGCGGGCGCATTGTGTCGGGATCACGAATCAGGCGTCCCGGCGCGGGTTTGATAAAGATGGTTTTCATTTACAGTTCCTCCGGCGGTTCGACCGCCGTTGTCGTGTTCCCCGGCAAATCAATATGTGCCTCAAACGGCGGCGTACCGGGCGGCTCCACAAAGGTTTCGTAATGACGCAGGAAGTCGTCCAGCGAGCTGGTATCGGTCAGCGGTGCGATCATTTCCTCGCAGGAGAAATAAAGCGCATACATCACCGCACCACTGTCCGCCTGGGTTTCGGTGTAACCGTTGACCGCCTTTTCAAAGTAAAGCGGTGAGGTTTTTTCTGTTCTGAAGCCGTTAAGCACGGCAATCAGCCGGGCCACAATCTGATACAGTCCGGGACGGCTGGCCTCACGCCCGTTGAGCATGTCGCCGATGACGTAGAACACCCAGTGACTGACCAGGCGACCACGGGTACGGCCTTCACCGGCACCCAGCCAGGCAACGTAGATCGCCGGGGCGTTAATCAGCATGCTGCGCAGTACGCCGTCGCTCCAGTCGCCGGGATGCGTGTCAACAGACACAAGTTCATTCCCGAAATACTCACGGATACGGGCGATGTATGCCTGTTCAGTTTCCGTAATCATATGAAGCCCTTCTGGTTGCGCCCGAATACCGCTGCATCAGACTGAACCAGTGGTAAATCCCCGGATTCAGGGGCCGCACCGTTCGTATCCACACCGACCGGCACATTGCCGTTCATGACATCTTTCAGCCAGGCCAGCGCTTCACGGTAACGGTCACGCACCTGATCGGAGGCTCGCTGATCGCACAGGTAATAAAAGGCAATCGCGCAACAGTGCTGAACAAGAACGGCCGGAATAACCTCCAGCGGCAACGTGTAACGGGCGGACAGATAGCTGTCGATAAGGGCTGACGCATCTGTCAGCGCCCGGTTCAGCTTGCGCGTGTCCGGCTCATCCGAACGGGGCACAGCCAGTAACGGCCTGAGCAAATCCTCGCGGTAACGCGCCCGCATATCGGTTTCAGTGGCGTAATTCATGCGCGGGCCTTTTTCGCCTGTTTCGCTTTGTTACCGGTCTTTTTCCGGGGAGCATCCTGTCCGGCTTCGGCTTCGGCTTCGGCTAAATCTGTACAGGCCACTGCATGAACCACACCCGCCACGCTCCCCGCATCATCAGCAGACGTCTGTAGTATTCGCACAGTGAGGCATGGCTCCGCCTCCAGTCGGGCAAGCTGCTCCGGGGTGACCTCAACCTGCTGACGTCCACGCGTGAACAGGAACCCCGCACGACGAAACGCCGAACGACTGCAACGCACTTCTGCCAGCACCGTGACAGAATTGTCACCACTGACCTGAAGACCTGAATCATCTGTTGCTGCCACAGTGTGATGTTCATTCATATTTGCCCTCCGCAGGGGCCGGGCCGTAAGCCCGGCTCACCGTTTACAGATAATCCGCGACAACCAGCTCCAGCTTGCCCTTCATCTCGTTAGAGACGGTTGCGTTTCCGTCTGCGAACAGTTCACGCTCCAGCAGCTGCACCGCCTGTTTTTCCAGCGAGGTGGGGACAACAATATGGGTGGGTTTGATGCCGAGTTTGCGGCCACCGTCAGCGGTAAATTCGCGCATGGCTGACCAGCCGTGCCACAGTGCATCCAGCGTCAGCGGTGACTGCATCATGTAGGCCATCTGCCAGAAGCCGTAGCCCACATTGCGACGGGCGGATGCACCAAACACAAATTCATTATCGGTGAATGCGCGACCTTCATCGACTTTGGTCTGGGCAACCAGTTCAGCCTTACGGCGATCCTGATAAATCAGCGGTTTTACCGCGCGGGAGCAGTCAAGCAGATACCAGGCCGGACCGCTGTAATCAGCCTGTGCGCCGACAGAGCCGGTTTTTGCCACAAACATATTGCTGACCATCTGCGCATCCCCGGAGCCATCCACTTTAGGGTAAACCGGATGTTCGGTATCAAAGAAGTTCTGACCGTCATAGCAGGCCGCACTGATCCCGTCACGCAGGGCAGCAAAGACCAGCTCATCCGGTTGTACCGCCGCAGCGCGCCCCATCTCCTGGAACAACGGGGAATAAATACCGAGGTTGTCGTCTTCGAAGTCATCGCGGCTAATGGCGACAGTGCCTTCAAAAGTTTTGTTCACGATGGCATAGCCATAGGCTTTCATCTTCTCGATGACGCGGGAGCCGATCCACTCACGGAACTGCGGGAACTGCCCCAGCCAGCCGTAGGTGTTGGATTTCGATGTGGAGGGCACGGTCATCGCAATTTTTTTATACTGCGACGGGGCCATGGACATCCCGGCCTGAAAATCAGAACGGTAGCCCGTCATCAGGGCGGTGATCATCGCCGATGTAATCGGGGTAGGCATTATTGCATTTCCTCTTTCATTTTCAGGAACTCGGCTTCGGTTTTACCCAGCAGTTTGGCGGCCGCGATATCTTCAGCCGACAGCGCAGCGGTGGCAGTCTTTTTATCCGGCACGGTCACGGTGTCGGTCTGAAGAGAGGTCAGGGCCGCAACCGGCTGGCGGGCGTCAAGCTGTGCAGAAAGTGCCGCAACGCCAATCTGCCCGCCCAGTTGTTCCAGATAGCCGCGTTCGCTTTTGAAGATGCGCCCTTCGGATTCAGCCTTGTCCAGCAACTGCTCCAGCGTGGTGCTGCCGTGCTGCGCCGACAGCGCAACGTATTCGGTACGCAGGGCGTTATACGTTTCAACGGGCACGTATTTCGTCAGATCAATACTGCCGCCAGCCGGTGTGCCTTTTGCGGTTTCCAGCTCTGCCGACAGACTGGCGACCTGTGTTTTCAGGTTGTCGTGTGCATCCGCACGGGTTTTGATCCCGGTGAGGGCAGACAGCGCCGCCGTGCCCAGCTCCGGCGTAAATTCGTCACCGTCAGCCACGGTCAGACCGAGCGCCGTCAGCAACTGGCGTAATTGCTCATTCATGGAGGTATCCTTTAAAGGAGGGTTTAAGGCGTTATAAAGGTCATCCGCCGACAGTGCGGCGACAGGATTCATGCCGGTCAGACCGGGGTCACCGGTAATAGCCAGCATCCGAAGTTCGACAGGTTCGCCGGTGCTCTCGTCATAGCCAATCACCGGTGAAAACCAGGGGAATTCGTTATTACGCAGATGTTCAAGGGCCGGAGGGTTCCACTTCGGGCGCACCTCGAAACCTCGCTCTTCACTGAAGCGAAAATTCTCCGGTGAGGCCATCACAAAACCGGCAGCCGGTGCCGGATGTCCCTCAATCAGGGTCTGGTGGTTGTAGTCAATTTTCACCGGCTGATTGAGCGCCACAACACGGGAGACCATGCGCTCAACGGCTGCATGGTTGATCAGCCAGCCCTCGGCCGGTTTTTCCGGGCGACCGTCACGGGCCTTTACCCGACCGGCTGGCATGATCTGACACCAGTCACCGTCCCCGTCTGCGGACAGGCTGATGGCATTCAGAATGGCATAAGCAAGTTTGGGCGTGTTTTTCGTCTTCATTCCGGCAGCATAGGCCGGGAATTTTCAGGGCGGGTTTTGCGGGATTTCAGGAAGTGCTTCCAGGGGAAAAATACAAAGGCGCTTCACGCAGATTTTAAAGCCCGTTAAATACAGGTTAGAAAATCACGACACGCGCCTGAAGGGGGTAAGGTAATGCATTTGCATACCTTAAACAATTAAGGCGTTTCTGTGGCCTTTTTAAAGCGTTTTCTGATTTCGTCCATGATCTCCTGCTCTGCCACCTGATCAAAGCCCATATACGGACGTGCACCAATGGCCGCCGGTCCCGGCGGCATACCTGGCAGGCCACCCCACTGATGAATGGCCGCATAAGGCTCATTTGATCCAATCAGCGCCCAGGTGTCGCCATAATCCGTGGTCAGGCGTCGGGCCAGATCGCCGTTCAGCGTCAGGATTTTGCCGGGCATGTATCCCTTACGGGTACGCCACTTGCGGTAAGGATCTGACCAGTCATGCCAGCGTTCGCCGTCCGGCTCTTTTTCCTGTTCAAACGCCATTTCTGACGATGACAGAAGGCTGGACGCCACACTGCGGGTCAGGTCTTTTCCACCACCCACAAACTGAAGCCGGGCAAAGACCCGCTGGAGACGCGTAACGTCAACAACGACAGCGGCATCAATGGATGACATATTGCCTCCGCATAAAGGATGAATATAAAATAAACAGGCGGTCAGTGTACGCTTAACTGGTAAAGTCGGTGCCTGCCTCCGGGTGGATCATGTATGCGGGTTCGACCCCCGCCACTGACCGTTAATCAATATCTCCTTCCAGTACCTCAAGCATTCCGCCCCGGATATCCGATTTCAGCTTATCCATATTGATAACCCGGTAAGCATTAACAATCACATCCAGTTTATCCGGCTGACGCTTCAGGCTGTACGGTGCATTAACGGCAATCTGC